TGCCATGATATTCTCTGCAAAATCGGGGAAGTTGTTGTTGTGGGCGGAGTCCGACGGTCAGCAATGATTAGCCTGTCTGATTTGACAGACGACAAGATGGCTCACGCTAAGGCAGGTAACTGGTGGGATGGTCAAGGACAACGTGCGTTAGCGAATAACTCCGCTACCTATGTTGAGACTCCATCTATTGGTCAATTCATGCGTGAATGGAGTTCAATCTATGAATCACACTCCGGTGAGCGTGGTATCTTCAATCGTGAAGCAAGTCAAAAGCAAGCTGCGAAGAATGGTCGTCGGGATGCGTCGTATGCGTTTGGTACAAACCCCTGTAGTGAGATTATTCTGCGCCCTTACCAGTTTTGCAACCTCTCTAGTTGCATCATTCGCAGCACTGATAGTATTGATGATATTAGTCGTAAGATTCGTCTTGCTACCATTCTGGGTACTTTTCAAGCTAGTCTTACCGACTTCCCATACTTGCGAAAGATTTGGCAAAAGAACACAGAAGAAGAAGCACTCTTAGGTGTGTCGATGACTGGTATCTGCGACAATACCTTACTTAACAACCCTGATGATGAATCACTACCTGCTCGATTGGAGGCTCTCCGTGACCTTGCTGTTGCTACTAATGCTGAATTTGCTGCTGCTATTGGTATTAATCAATCGGTTGCAGTTACCGCTGTCAAGCCCGAAGGCACAGTATCCCAGCTTTGTTCTACCGCTAGTGGCATACATCCTCAGCATAGCAAGTATTATATCCGCCGTGTACGAGCTGACAATAAAGACCCTTTAACGCAGTTTATGATTCAAGCTGGATTTGTTGCAGAGCCTTGCGTGATGAAGCCTGAGTCAACAACAGTATTTAGTTTCCCTGTTGCTGTGGCTGATGGTGCGTTACTGCGTGAAGACTTGACAGCTATTGAGCATCTGCGCTTGTGGTTGATTTATCAACGACACTACACAGAGCATAAACCATCAGTCACTATCTCTGTCTTGGAGAAAGAATGGTTGGATGTCGGAGCATGGACATTTAAAAACTTTGGAGAAGTTACTGGTGTGTCATTCCTGCCGATGGACGGTGGAACTTACAAGCAAGCACCTTATGAAGAATGTGACGAAGAAACTTACAACAAGTTAAAGTCGTTAGTTCCTGATACTGTTGATTGGGAGAACTTCAAAGAGTATGACGATAATGTCGAAGGTGTCCAAACCTTGAGCTGTACGGCTGGGGGTTGTGAAATCTAATTCCTTGTATGTTGTAACTTTACAGCCCTGCTTCGGCAGGGTTTTTTTATGTCCCGAACGGGTTAGTTTGCTTAGTATCTGTGCAGAAACAGAGAAACTTTACCGAGAGGGAAATGTTACTTATAGCACACTTTTTTATACAAACACACACAAAATGTTACAAATAACACACTTTCTGCACTTTATCCTACACTGTGTTATCGTGCAAAATGTATCTCATTGTGTACAATACACACGATAATGTATCATATAAGATACAATTTACTTGAACGGACGAGTGCCTTGACGGTCTATTGTAAGTGCTTGTCTGCGAGGTGGTCTAGCAGGGCTGTCAGGAACGCTTATATGCGTCCATGAGCCGAATTCTTCGATGATTTGGTCATAGGGTATGTTGGCTTTGATGCAAGCCTCTACGACCTCTCTAGGGGTCATGCCGGGGACTCTAATATCTGCTGCACAACCGATACGATGTTGGCTAGTATCTTTAGAGCCTACAGCATCGTTGACTGCTTTAGAGCGAAAGGCAGAGTTTACGATGATGGGCTTGTTGATTAAAGCCCTAACCTGCTCTAAGAGTCCTGCAGTACGCACTAGATTGGCTATCTCGGTAGCGTTGGGGGTGTTATCTAGTCCTCTACGCTCACCAATCTCCGATACAGTCATTTCCTGTAAGGAGAAGTTCTCGGTTAACTTCACTTAGCTCTACCATTCTTAGCGTAGAACATGGTTCTGTCACCAAACAAGTAGAAACCGACAATAGCTGCAAAGTTATCTACTTCAGTACTGGGGACTCCTGCAATGTGTGTCCAAGCCCATGCTCCAAGGGCTACAGCGACCACCAGAGGACGCTGGAGACGTACAATAGCCTCTACCCACAGGTAAGAAGGATTAGAGCCACCAGCCTCGTTTAAAGCCTTGAACATCTCCAAGTCAATCTTCTTGACTTCGACATACTGCTCAATCGTGGCTGGTTTGAAGTTCTCAGGAGCAACAAACTTGGCAATTAACGACTTGCCTAAGTCAACTGCTAAAGGCGCAAACGCTGCTAGGAGTGTTATTGGGTCCATTATTCGCCTTCTGTAATCTGAGGAACAACCGCTCTAATTACTAATGCTCTGTTCAACGCTTCTTGATTTTCTGGTGTTAGTTTAGAGTACAAGGCTTTTACAACCGATTGTGCTTTGCTTGGTGGTACACCTTCAATGAAAGAAGCCAACAGTTTAGGGTTAAGCGCCATATCAGCCGCTAACCTGTTGATGTCCTGCGTTGCATCTTTCTTGATAAACTTTAATACAGTATTCGTTATTAAAGCATAGCGGTTTAACAGATTTGGTAACTCTAACAGTGCTTGTCCTTCGGCAGTAGACAGACTTGCTAATGTATCGCCACGAGCTTCACGGCTAACATCTTTCATTAGACTGTCAATATCAGCCATCTGTTTCTTAGTCATAATCTCGTCTAACTTCTGGAAACGAGCCTGACCAGTAGAACGCTTAATCAGATTAGGTGCGTTTTCAACTGCTGCAGCAAATCCAGCAACTCGTTCAGCATTGCCTAAAGGAGTTCCAATCTGTTTTTCAAGTGCTTGTGCAATCTGCATTTGATTAATCTTATTGGACTGCTGTTGGAATGTATCTAAGTAACGCTTCCAATCACCACTATTACCTGCCTTCTCAATAGCATTGTCAATGTAACTCTTAACATTCTTTTCTAAACCGCTAGTAAGACGAGCATCCCAGTTCTGACTTTCCTGTGAGAACTTTTTGATGTCGTTACCTATCTCTTTACGAATAGTGTACAAATCGTTTGAATCAATAACACCTGTGTTAGGGTTAGACAAACGCTGTAACTTTTCTTTTAACGAACCAAATACATTTACAACAACATCTGACGACCTTGTGCCGGGTTTAGTCAAGACATTGTCAATGTTATCAATGATAGGATTGACACGAAGTGGGTAGAAACCATTTTCTGCAAGACTTTGTAATTGTAACTGCTTAAATTGACCTTCAGCTTGACGCTGTGCTGCAATATTCTTAGATGCCGCAGCACCTTCCAAATTACCTAATACACGGTCAAAGTTATTACTTAATTCAGGACTAACTCGTGGATAGCCAGCGACAGGGAAGAAGTTACGAGCAAGCTGTTGTTGCTGTGCTGCTTCGGTTTCTAAAATACCACCAGCTTTTAACGCTTGTGCTTTGCTTGTAAACTTCTTAGCTATCTCTTGCTCAAACTGAGGCTCTAAACGACCTGCAATGTTGGCTTGAGCCAAAGCATCTTCACGAAGCGGAGCAGTTACTCGAGTACGCTCTGCAATCGCTTCAATTAGGTCGTCCTGTGTACCACCTGTTTGACGGAGCAAAGCCTGTCTAGCGTTTGCGACATCAGCACGACGTACTGCAAAGTCAGCAGCAATACCCTTAACTGGTGTCTTTTCAAGACCTTTCTGAAACGCTGCTAATGAGGTTGCAGCAGGTATATCTGCTAATGCTTCAGCCGCTGTTGGCTTAGAGCCGGGTACTAACTCAGGAGCATTACGAAGTGCGCTAATAATCTTCTCTGGTTCTTTACCTGCTAGTTCAACAAGACGTTGCTGTAGAATAGTTTTCTGTCCTGCTGTGGTAACTGGTTTCGCAAACTCTTTAGCAATGTTGAGAGCGCCTTTACCTAAATCCAAAGCACCGCTTAATATACCGCCAAACAAAGCACCTGCTCCTGCTTGTTGTAATTTTTCAGTTACGAGGTTTTGTGCATCTTCAGCAGGAGTCAAAAGTCCCAACACAGCGCCCTGTCCTGCAAACTGTGCTGCTCTACCTGTTTTGGTAACTGCTGTGGCGGCTGGTAAGAATCTATTTAAGGGGTTGACAACCGTGCCAATAATTTCACCAACATCAAGTCCTTGTCCACCTAATTCTGTACGAGCTTCTTTGTAACGAGACAACAAGTTTTGAGTTGTTTCTGGAGCAACAAACTGTCCAACAGCTAATGCTGGATTGACAATACCTTTACCTACTCCCAACAAAGTACGTCCTACAGCCTGTGCAGTCGCACTTGGTGCTTCGCCACTAAAACCAACATCTTCTGGAGAGGCTGGAGTCATCTGTTCGGCTGTGTATTCGGTTTGTCTTGGTCTTATAGGCGCTGCTGGTTGAGCAGGTTGTTTTGACAATGTATAACGCTCAAGGATGTCTTCTTGAGTTGTACCAGTAGGTACATTACGGATTAAAGTGCCGTCAGGCATCCTTACATCAAATGACATATTATATCCTTACTTGCGTTTCGGGAGAGAATTAAAATCAATTTCATTGGAGCCTGAAGGTTGACCACCGACAGTTGCTTTACCTGCTTGTCGTACAACATTTCTCCAGTTAGCATAACTAGATTCAATTTTGTCTAAAGCCTGTTTAAGCTGTGCTGGACTTTGGTCTTGGTCTAATGAAGCAATAGTAGACTGTAACGCAATCAATTCCTGTACCGCTACTTGACCCAAAGCACCGCCTGTTGGAGAAGCATCACGCATCTGCTGTAAGCGGTCAAAACCTAAGTTAGCCTTAATAGTAGTTAATCGCTTAGACAAATCTTTTGCTTCTGTTAACGGTAAAACAGATAAATATGAACCTAATCCAGCAGTAAAGCCAGAAACCTTATCTCTCGCTTCACCTACTTCTTTAATGATTCTATCTGCGCCCATGATGGCTGCGTTGGCTGACTGTTCTTGCTTTTCTAATCTTTCTTGACGTTTCTCGTCTAAAGCCATTTGTTTTGTTGAACGAGTTTCTTCACGCTGTGCAGCGGCTAAACCAGCGGTAGCCCGGCGTTGCTCTAAAGCAGCTTGCCTATCTTCGGATGCTTGTAATGTCCGAAGAATAACATCAGGATTACCGTACTTACTTACCACAGCAATTCTGTCTGCAGCGGTTGCGGTTGGCGGTAATGCTGCAAGTTCGGCTCTTAGTCTTTCTTCTTGTGATTCTTTCCGTTGTGTAACACCAATATCTGCCGCTGTCTTTTGACGAGTCAGACCAGCTTGCTCCATACGGTCTGCTTCACGAGCAGCCATCATAGCTTCTTGTGGTGCAAACGGTTGTAATGCTTGAGCGAACTGACGAGCGCCTTGCGGAGTAGTTAAATCAAACTGTGAAGACAGTTGTTTAATCTGAGACACCTTCTCTAACTCAGCGTCTCCACCAAGTAAGCCACCTACTGCACGACCAACACCAGCTCCGCCCTGATAGATAGAGTATTGCGCTCTTTCCATTGGACTGAGCTGTGCAAACCTAAACGCATTAGAAGCGTCTGTTGTTTGACGCTGGCGCATCAACTGCTCAGGGGATACTCCGAATAAACTGCCTACAATTTCCGCCATGATATGTCCTTATATTCTAAATTTAGTAAATTGATTTATGGTCCGAAGCCTGCGCCGCCTCTGTTGCCTAACGGTTCTGGACCGCTACTAAACAAGTTACTAAACCAGCTAGAAGCACCACTGCCTCCACCACCGCCCATTCCACCCATGCCACCGCCGATAGCGCTCAGTGCTGAACCAATTGGACTATAGCCTTGATACTGACTGTATGCTGTAGCTGCTGCTTGTTGTGGGTCTAAATACAAACGACCTGCGTTTGCACCTGCATTGGAATAACGACCTGCAAGGTCCGTACTCAGTTTGAACGGGTCTTGTCCCATTGTTTCTGTAGTACGTAATAAACCTAACTGAGCTTCTAATGGACCATAACCCGCTGTTGTGAGTTTTGGAACCATGCCTAATAACTCACCGCCAGTGCCAAACAAGCCAGCACCAAATCTAGCTCTATCCATAGCAGCTTGGTCTGCTCTAGCAGTCAGTTCCAAGTCCTGACGACCTTGGGCATTAAACAATGCCTGTGCTAATGGATTGGAAGGAGCGCCACCAGTGCCTGTGTTTACTCCAAGACCGCCTGTGCCACGACCATAATTACTGGTTTGTAATCGAGCAAAATCAGCAGCTCTTGATGGTTGTAACAAAGCCTGTTGGTCTGCAATGTATTTTTGTGCAACCTGCTCTGGTGACTGGCCTAAGTAAGCTGAGGCTCTGTCAAACAGACTAGACGCACCACCCATTAACGGCTGTGCTGCAGTTCCGATTGCTGTTGGGTCATATCCGCCAGCAGCTCCGAACAATCTGTCCTGAATGGCTTTAAGCTCTGGAGAAAGTGTATAACCACCTGTGCCGTCGTCACCAAACGTGGATGAGCCAAAGGCTGTAGTCATCCCCATTGGCTTGAACAATGCCATTGCTGACGCACGTTCCGCAGCAGCTCGCAATGCTTCTGCTTGTCCTTTAGACGCATCGGCAGATTTACTACCAGATATTAAACCACCAACTAAACTGAGGGCGGGACTTACTATCTTGTCAATAAAGAACTCAGGAAGTCCAGTCTTAGGGTTGATAGTACCAGAGCCTCCAACACTCTTTAGAAGCTGCGCTTCTTCAGGGGTGATATGCGCCAACATAGTGTCGCCATTACGACCATACTGTTCTAACTTAGCGGCTGTTTGTTTGATATTATTCATTTAGCATCTCTTTTAAAATATATTTTTATCAAGCTGTACGCTTCCACATACGAACAGTAATGTATGGTTGTACGTTGGCGTTAGTGGCACTCACACCTGTAGATGCGTTCGTTACAGAAATACCAGTTACAGCAGACTGTGTTGACATAGAAGCGGTTGGCGATGCTGTTCCTCCGCTAACACCTCCCGCACCTGAAGGGTCAAGGGTTTGTCCATTCTGAACATGGACGTGACCTGAGTCTGTCACTGTTGCAGTGTGTGTATGTGACACAACAACAGCATCTTTAGAACCACCAGTTTCTTCTAGTGTGTCAAACAGTGCATCAGCAGAATCAAAACCAACCATGACACGACCAGCACCAAAAGCTGTCCATGTACCAAAACCTAGTAAAGTTGCTGGGTTAGTAGATACAGCAGCATTAACATAGATAGAACCTACTGGATATACAGCAGACAAAGCAGCAGTTACAAACGCTGTAGTAGCTAACTGAGTTGTGTTAGTACCAGCAGATGCTGTAGGTGCTGTAGGCGTACCTGTTAATCCCGGACTATTAATATCTGCTTTAGATGCAATCGCATTAGAAATTGCAGTAAGTTCGGTATCAATCTCTGCGCCTTTAACAATCTTACCTGCGTTACCTGTTGGTAAGGCATCCTTAGCTGTAAAATTTGTTGCCTTGTTGTAGTCCGCCACGATATATTCCTTTTATTAAACTAATGTTTTTCCAGCTTTAACCGCTACGTCAATCTTCTGAATTGACAATGGGTTGCCGTTAATGTCTGCTTCTAAACCAAGTTGCATGATAGTGCCTTGACCGCCAGCATTGATGGAGAACCTATCTAATACAATACCTGAACTGTATTCAGCGATGTTATACTCACCGATGTTATACTCATGTACAACTGCAGTATCTAAGGTATAGGTAGTGGCTTGATAACCTTCGGTGTAATCAAAACCCCACTTAACCGCTACTGCTTGATTTGTGCCTCCGATTAATACCCAACCAATCTTTTTTAGAATCTTTAGTTTAGTTGCAGCATCAAAATCAAAGTAGTTAGTGTAATACTGTAAACGATAAGATGTACCATTGTCAGAGTGTCCAAAGTACTTACCAATGTACGATGTCTGACCAATCAATAACTCTTTAGCCTGAGTAATACAAAATGATTTTGGCTCTAATTTATCCCAAATCGTTACTCTAGCTGAACCGTCTTGCAAACGTGAGCGAGTATCAAAGCAATACACAAAGCGTGTAGTAGGTAAAGACAATAAATAAATAGCATCTCGTTCGTGATAAATACTTTTAACCTTGCCTAAATCTGCCTCGGAAGCAATGTTAGTCATCAAGTCGTCACGGACATTCTTAGAGATGTCGTTCATTGGTAGTGACTTCTCTTGAATCACACGAGCAAGACTCCGAACACCAGCATCAGATAAGAATAGAATATCTGTACCAATGTTCTGTACAGAATCACGAGCAATACAACCTACGTTATAGATAATGTCTTGTAATACTAAGCTACCTGTATCAATCGGGTTAGCGTAGATAGCGGTGTTGTTACGACCAAATATAACCAAGAATCCATTATGTGCTGCGATAGCGACAATGTTGTCACCATTAGGGAACACTTCTTGTAGGTTTAAATAACCAGCAGAACCTGTAGTAAAATCAGAACCACGTAGTAAGTCGCTAAAATACACTGTTTGTGTGTCTCCAGCAATGTTACCAACCCAGATACGACCAAAAGCAGCTAATACTGTGTTTGGTTTAAACGACGCATTATTGTGATTGGCTGGCAGTGTGCCAACATCGCTTATCTGTTGAAAGCCAAACGTACCGCTATCATGGTCGTGAGGGTCTCCACCAGAGACAGGCAACTCATGCCATACCAACATTGGATGTCCAGCTTGAGCTAAATAGGCATGAGGCTGAAAGTCGTTAACATCACCGTATGGCATTGCTGCCATCTGCCAGTTATTAGCAGTTATCGTGTAAGTAGCGTTTCCTGAATTGTCTGCATTTCGGACAAGACGTTGTGTAAGTGTTGCACGACCAGTGAATAACTTGTTATTACCTGCTGATATAATAGTATTTGCGCCGCCATCTACAACCTCCATCATTGATTCAATCGGGTTCGAGCCTAAGTCTGCGTTGACAGCGTTCTGCGGAGTCCAGCCCCGTCTTGCACCAATACGACCATAGCGGTCAATTACGCAGTTCTGTGCTTTTAATGCAAAGCCAGAAGCCAATGTAACGCTTGACTCTTGAAGATTGAGACCGTAAAATCCCGGTGCTGCAATCGAGTTAGTTCTAAGTTCGCCAGCCATTAAATAGGATACCACGCTTCTTCTTCACAGTACCGTGCAGACTCTAAACCAATCGCATCGGCAAGACTCTGTTTAAACAGTGCGTATGTCTCAGCAGACTGTACACCACCGTCTTCACCACGCTCTGCTTGCGCCCTAGCCAGAGCAGCAAGGATTACAGGCTCGTGTGGAACTAACAGTTTATCGTTGTTAGCAACTAGCTCAACTTGTGGTCGAATGACGTTAAAACGAATGTTGTACACACCATTAGGGATAGGGTATAAATCGACCTGAGTGTCGCCGTCGGTGTTCGTGCCGTTAAAGTTATAATAGTAAGGAGAACCCTTAGCTGGACTAGCGATTAAGAATTGGTCGTTCATAAAACGAGTAGAAGCGTTCCGCATTACGAAATTGCTGGTGTCGTTTAGGACATCAATAACACGAAAGCGTTGACCTGTACCTGTTAAGACATAGTTAAAGACATCAGCGCCAGTCACAGCAGATAAAGTCTCTGACAATGCGTTCCAGTTGTAAGCATCTTCCACCTGACGCTTAGAATCGTTTACATACTTTGCAATGAGCTTAACATAGGCGTTATCCGACACTGAGGAAGCCTCTGGCTCACGCAGTCGGATTAACACTTCGTTTGTTAATTCTAAGTAGTTTTTAGTTGCCATATTTTTCCAAGTATATCATACTTTTTTATAAAAAGCAAGTGTTTTCTTAACAATCCCACTTTTTTAATGCCAATGCTTTGCGGGTTGGTCTACCCTTCTCGTCCTTCATAGGACCAGCAACACCGCCCATCCTAGCGCAGAAGCTCTTACGCCGTCCAGCCGCTTTAGGCGACTTTGCAGCCTCTTTAGCGGATACAGGTGGCTTTAGCTTAGAACCTGTGGTCTTGTTATAGTAGTCTCGCCCTTTTTGATTGAGACCACCTTCGGGGTTCTGAAACGCTTTCTTAGGCATTACTTCTTCTTAGCTGTCTTAGCAGCGTCTTTGAAGTCTTTAGCCGAAGGAGCGCCTTTAGAGCCTACTTTACGCATCTTCTCACCAGAACCAGCCTTGATACGGTTTCTCTTGGCTGCGATATTGGCATACAAGCCGGGTTTAGTAGCCACGCATCGACCCCATCTTTTTAGCTGGTTTAGCTTTAGGAGTAGATACTTTAGCTCCAGTCTTCATAGCATACGACTTAGCTTCTTTCTTACCCTTAGCTGTGTAAGGGAACTTCTTGTCTTTGACCATTGGCATAATTACTTCCTTTTCTTAGGTTTAGATTGTCCAGCTTTGGATAAAGCGATTGCGATAGCCTGTTTCTGCGGCTTTCCTGACTTCATCTCTTTTCGAATGTTACTAGAGATAGTCTTTTGTGATTTACCGGATTTGAGTGGCATGATTAATATTGATTGTATTGAACTGCGGAAGTTGCTTGTAATTCAAACGTACAGAGAACAGAACAATCTGCCCCTGTCTCTGCTTGTACTCTAATTTCATCACCTTCTTCTAAAGTCACATAAGCACCGCCATCAAACTTTAAGAATGTCTTAGCTGCTAAAGGGTAGTTTAGGATAACCCTGACTTCGACATCTTCACTCTTGTCATACCACCATGCGGTAAAGTTCTTAGCAGAAGAAGTGTTGTTAACAGCCCAAAGGAGATTCCATTTAGCAATCTGCCTTGTGGGAACAGTAAACAAGGTAGTCTTGGTGTTTGCTACTAAGTTCTTACCAACTGATAATGGTCTCATGGTTTACTTTTTAAATATCATTTCAGACACATAGCTGATGAACGCACCAGCAACTGAGGCAACACCCATCAAAGCCCATAGAGAACCTTTACTGCGCTCTGCCATAGCCACTAATTTCTTAATATCACTATCCATAGCGTCTACTTTACGCTCTAGATTCTCTACAGAATTAACTAACTTACCGTACTCGATTGGGTCAATGTCACTCATTTGTTGCGCTTTCTACTGGTGGGTTTTCTAGTGCTGCGATTCGTGCTGCTTGTGCGTCTACGGTTGTTTGTGGTGTAGTAATTTGTTTCATTATCGAATAAACCATTCTTCTACAGATTCAGATACATCTCGCATCTTTTTCCATCGGTCGCCCATTACTTGTCCTTTAAGAACTTTAACTTGACCAACCAAGCCAATAATTAACCATTCCTCTCGGTTTTCACGATTAACATATTCCACCGCTGGATTCCACGCTGGATTGAGTTTGTAATGTTGAAACTTAATTCCATTTTCGTCACGGGTTTTAATTACAGCGTTCTCAGGCACAACCACATCTGCTGGAATATTATGGCTTTCGTATGACTTTGACTTGCCTTCTTCGTCAGTCCACTCAACAACATTGTGGTCTTCCATAATGTAACGGTCAAATTCATCTGTTAGGTATTTATCAGCCCATTTATTCCAAGCTGTGTTACCAACCACCATTGATGCTTTGCTTGGCTCTTTTGGTCGAACCACACCAATCACATCGGCTGGATTATCTGTTTCAGTAGCAAGACGAACTTTGTTATTTTCTAAAACTACGGTACTACCAACAGGTATTTCTTGCCCCGTTAATGATTCAAAATATTCAGCATAGTCAGCACCGTTGTTATTCCAAGTTCCGTCTGCATATCCGTTTCCGTCTCCACGCAAAAGAAATTCTACATCTGCTCCACTACCAAAACTTGACTCGCACCTCATAAAGTTATAGGCACTATTAGCAGACCTTGTGCAAAGGTTATAAATTACATGGTCAGCAAAAGAGGCATTGCTACCTACTGCTCCTACTGCAAAAAAGTCAGTCCTTGTTGTTTTAGCAAAAAATGGTCCAACTCCTGCGCCAGCACCATCATTTGTGACACCTAACCGAACTGAAAAATCTAATGGAGTGCTTGTCCCAACCAACAAATTACCACTAGAGTCAATACGCATACGCTCTGTGTTGTTTGTTCTAAAAGTAACAGGATGATTTGTATAAGAACCAATAAAAGATGACCCCCCACCTGCTTCAGAACCAAACAATGTATCTACAGAACCTCCAGACACACGCAAATAAGATACTGAAGAACCTCTTAATTGTGCTGTTTCAAACGAATCAATTTGTGATAAAGCAGAACCGCTTGCAACAACAGTCAATTTATCTACAGGGCTAGTCGTACCAATCCCTAAGTTACCTGCGCTATCAATACGCATGACTTCACTACCGCCTTCAGAGAACGCAATCGTATCTGCTGCTGGGAAGAAAATACCTGTATTAGCGTCAGTACCTCGTATTGCAGGGGTAGCTGCTGTACCGTCTATGTCGGATAAACCGTTGCTTCCGTCAAGAATAAGGCTCATACAAGCTCCTCTAAATAAGCTATACCGTCTATTACATTACCTTCTGCGTCTTGAAGTTCAGCACCGTCAGCAAGGTCTTTTTTAAAGTTAGCGTAGTCTGTGTTGGCTGGGTCGAAAGGGATGCAAGCGTTGTCAGATAAACGAATAACAGCGCAATCAACACCTGCCCAATTTTTATTTAGTTTATACATTTTATAACTCCGCAGTAAATGCCACATTATTATTACCACCAAGAAGTATCCCCTGCCATGTTGTTCTTCCTGACATTCCATTTACTGTATAACAAATTGAATTGGGGCTTCCATAGCTGGTGTAAGCAAGTGTTATTCCAGTTTGTGTTCCACCAATAAAATCAATAGATGTTGAACTTCCTGTTGTATAAATAAGAGTTGGAACGGTTCTCATCGCAACTGGAAGGTTAAATGTCATAACCCCAGTTGTTGCGCTGTAAGTAAAACCAGCAGTTCCGTATGTATTTGGGTTGTAATAACGCTGACACAAATTCAACTCAGTACCATACTGTCTGTATTCAAATGAAGTAGCTTGTGTGCCTACTTCTAGCTGAACTCCAGTAATGTAGAAAGTAGCACCGTTAGTGCCTACTACGGATGTTGCGCCTGTGGCTGATAAGAAGTTACCAGCCGCCCAAGCACCAGCAGTTCCACTAAATGTAGAGCCAGTTCCAAGACTAAAGGCTAATAATAAACCAACTCCGTTTGTTGCGCCAACCCATGTTCCTGCTGTTGGGGCAGCAATAGTTACACTAATTTGTGTCCAAGTGTTTGCTGAAGGAATTGAATATGTAAAAGGATAAGAATAATTTGCTGCGCTGTTTCTTATAGTTCCGCCAAAAGTTCCAGTTAATGAACTATAAACCCAAGCTGAAACTGTGATTGTTTTTGCATTTGCAGTACCCCATCCCAAATCTGCTGTATTAAAACCTTCAATTTTTTGTTGAAAATTAAAATAATCGCTAGATAATAAAGTATAAGCAGATGAAGAAGTAAACCCTAAATAATTTGTAAATCCTACAGGCGGTGTTACTGAACCAGCGTTTTGCTGCCAAGTTCCTTTTGTTGCTTGTGATGGCTCGTAAAACCATCTATCAACTGTATAAGCACCAGCAGTTCCACTAGCACCAGCATTTCTTTGGTCAATAACCATTGCACCGTTTATGATGCGATTCCGCATGACTGAACTAATGGGTGCTAGAACTCCACCGCTTGCATCGACTACTCTATTGACATTAACTGTACTCACGCTGTCGTCCTTGTGGCTTGTTCCGCTTTAAATGTTTTGTATGCGGCTTTAACTTCATCAGTCCATGCGGCATTACAAATGTCTTGAACTTTTTGTTCTTGACCACTAATGTCCATATCGGGAGTTAATGACCAACGATGAAAAGTACGAGATACAAACTCACCATCTCGTTCAATAATAGTAGCCTGACGAACTTGGATAACCCAATTGTTTACGACTTCTATTCGGTCAATTTCTACTTTTTCTGTAAGTGCCATTTTTATTTTACCTTTATTGTAAAACTAATATAAATTTATTAGTTTTAAAGAGCAGCATAAGTACCAGCCCAGTTTGCATACCCATTTCCAAAATCAGTTCCTACAGCATCACCCCCAAAATTCTGCACTCTAAGCTCACTTGCGGTTGACACAATAAATCCAGATGCTTGTTGAGTTCCTTCTGGGGAATAAGATTGCGCATAAAAACTACAAGCTGTCCAGTCTAAATTTACAAATGGCAAACCACCAATAGTTAAAACATTTCCGTTTCTAGTTCCGCCTAACTGTGCATCAATTGAGAATTGAACAATTCTTCCTACTTTTATGTACCTGCCAGTTCCAGAAATAGTGCCACCACCATTAACAATAGTTGGAGTCCAAGTCCCTTCTTCATAATCATCTAGCGTATTTGCATCAGCACTTGGTACTTGTGTGGCTGGAAATGTAATACCGTTAAATGTTGGGGTAGTGCCAGCCAGCACGACTTCACCACTAGCAGCAGGTAATGTCTGTGTAAAGTTACTAGCAGTTGCAGGTTCTTGGATGGTGATTTGTCCACCGCCTGAGGATTGAAGTATAAGACTCATAATATAATCCATCGCTGGTTAGAAGCAATAGTGACTGTAAATCCAGACGCAATCGTTATTGGTCCAACAGATAAACAGTTCTTACCGCTTGTGGTTGTTATGTTCTCTGCAATAGAGTCTTCATTGTATGCAATAGCTTTAGATGCTGCAGCACCAAAGTATTGACCGCCCTGTACGGTAGCGGTAGTGACGGCAGTAACTAATCCTTTACCATTAACTGTAACTACAGGAATAGAAGTAGCAGAACCAAATGCACCTGTGTTGCTGTTTACTGTTGCTAATGTTGCATTAGTAATTGCAGCACCAGAACTTCCTGACAAAGTTAAATCACCGCCAGTAACAGAGATAGGAACATTTGCAAAAGAAGTATTTGTACCATCGGTAGTAATGAACTTACCAGAGTTACCTGTTTGACTTGGTGTATATGTTGCTGCTAGGGTAGCAGAGTTAGCTGCATTGGTAGCTGATGTGCTTGCAGCAGAGGCAGAGTTACTGGCATTAGTAGCTGAGGTCGATGCTGCGCTTGCAGAGTTACTTGCGTTAGTGGCTTGTGTGGTTGCTGTCGATGCTGAGGTAGAAGCTGATGTAGCACTGTTACTTGCATTGGTAGCTGACGTAGAAGCATTAGATGCTTGTGTTGTTGCTATACCTGCTTGAGTAGTAGCTGTTGTAGCTGATGTTGAAGCTGAAGAAGCAGAAGCTGCTGCGTTGGTTTCTGATGTAGCTGCATTACTTGCAGATGTTGAAGCCGCTGATGCAGACGATGCAGCGTTAGTTGCTGACGTAGAAGCATTGGAGGCACTCGTAGAAGCAGCCGTAGCTGAGTTGCTTGCGTTAGTGGCTGAAGTGGATGCTGCAGATGCGCTGGATGCAGCGTTAGTAGCTGATGTGCTTGCTGCAGATGCAGAAGAAGTAGCAGAGGAGGCGGCAGTTTCTGCGTTAGTCTCTGCAGTCTCTGCGTTGGTTTCTGCTAGTTCAGCAGCAGTTTGAGCTGTCTCTGCAGCAGTCTGTGCAGCCTCAGCAGCAGCTTGCGCTGTCTCTGCATTGGCTTCAGCAGTCTCGGCATTAGTCTCGGCAGTCTCTGCATTGGTTTCTGCAGTCTGAGCATTGGTTGCAGCGGTAGAGGCGGTTGATGCAGAACCAGCAGCAGCTGTGGCACTTGCAGCAGCAGCGTCAGCGTCTGCCTGAACTTCTATAGCTAACTCACGAACTAATAGGGCTTCACTAGCGGAGTCTGCTACAGCGTCTCCTGCACCACCTGCGCCTCTGTAAATGGAAATAGATTTACCCTGCCTTTCTAAATTCTGTTAGATTTAGAACGATTTTCTCGTTCTGTAAGTAGTTGTAAGTTCCAAGGTACGT